ATGCCAAAAATAATCTTTGCTATATCCCCAACAATAGCGCCCGTATCCACCTGTGTAAGGTTGATTTCTTTCTGGATGTCCTGCTCTTCATCCGTCAGGAAGTTGTAGGTATCACCAGTACGTCCGATGTAATTCTGCCCAATCAGTCGATCCAAACTGCCGCGCAACTTTTCGCGCATCGCGACCTTTTCCAGACGGATGTCGTCTGCCATCAAAATCACAAGGTTGTCCAGATTGGCCGGTATGTCCTCGTTGACATATCGAATGAGATAGAGAAGCTTCAGAACATCCACATCCATCGGCTCCAGACCATCGTGATTTTCTACGGCTTTGCTGCAGCGATCAATCACATTGCGAATGGAACCATCCAGGAAAGAATGTACAGTATCATAGAAGCGGAACAGCGGCACCAACGCAAACTCGTTCTGCTTTTCCACTTTTTGTGCTGCTTCCTGAAATCCGCTCAGCATGGAACGCTCGCCGCCGGAGAAGTGTTTACCTGCATTGCCGTGTTTGCGGATCTCCACAAAAATTTTCTGCATGATGAGAAACTGGTATGGAACGAACGGAAAGTCCTCTGCAAATTGTGCCGGACCAGAGAAGCCCTTGATGTCCGGCATTGCATTTGTAAAGCTGAACAAGTTGCGCATCCCGGAGCTTTCTTTCTCATAGACCGCATCCAGCGTTCTTTCTGCTTCCGGAGTCTTTTTCAGAATACGCTTCTGAATTACTTCGTCTACGGAAGAAGAAGAAAGGCTCAGACGAGTTTTGAAACGAGCCTGAATTCGAGAAAATTCATCTGCTCGTACTTTGATAATCTCATCAATAGCTTCCTGTCCGGTGCAGACCACCCAGACTTTTCCTCTGCATTCGCTGCCGATTTTTTCCACCAAAGACTGCAGATTCAGCAGCATATCCGTGTCCGTGCCAACATACTGCCCCGCCTCGTCCACCATGAACAGAAGGCGGAAGTTTGCAGGTTTTGTGCTGACGTATGCATTGATGTCTTCTACAAGCTGTGAAACAGAGAGTTCCGTTGCACTCTTATCGTTAAACCAGTTGTTTGCATCCTCTTCACTGATATCCAATGCTTCCGCCAGTGCAGGCTTAATAAATTTTCCATTAAATGCAAATGCTTTCCGCACTTCAGTCCAAGGTTTGCCCTTCTTTTCTTCAATCAGACGGCAAAATTCATCCATTTTGCCCTGCTGCGTAATGTACTGCTCCAGCATAGCAACTTTGAGATTGCTGCCAAAGAATCCCAGATGATTATAGAACACCTTAGCAAAAACACGTAAAACGGCTGTTTTATCCTTATTGATAGAGCCTTCATAATCGATATTAAACAGAATCGTCTCGGTTTCACCTTTGGTTGCACGATCCACCTGCATAAAGGTACCAGGGTCATCCTCAAATTTCTTGCGGAAGCGCTCCACCGTACGAACGCCATTAACCTCTTTGTTTTCCAACAAGTATGACAACATTTTCAAGAAGTGAGATTTACCGCTGCCAAAAAAACCGGAGATCCAGACTCCTGTATCTGCCGTTGGTTCGTCAAATGCTTCTGCATAGGTATTGAAAAAGTCTGCAAAATGCCGCTTCAACTCTCGTGTAATAACGTACTCGTTCAGTTCCTGTTCCAGGACCTTGTTCTCGTCCTCGTCAACCTTGACAACACCGTTAATTTTACGGTTGATGTCTTCTACAAACATATTCTGTATAACCAAAGCTCTATTTCCCCCTTCACACAACGTTAAATGCACGATAGTAATTGTTCGGCTTCAGACAGTTGAACAGCCGCAGCTGCTGGTCGTTAAATGTTCCCGGGTAAAACACAAGCACCGGCCTCTCTGCAAACAATGATGCCTCCAGTAACGTATGAATTCGCATAAATGGAAACGCTTCTCCAACGCCAGTCAAAACCAGTACTTCTCCCGGCTGGAACGGCTCGCTCTGAATTTTCTGTACAATTTCATCGACTCCAATTGTCGATTGAAGCTGTTCCAACAGATAATCATGGCCGTCCTCTTCTTCCATATCGGGGATTGCATCTAAAATATCCATGCCTTCACAAATCCCTAGGAAGATTTGATATAAATTACAGATCCGCAACTGACAGCCCAGTGTCATATCTGTAGATAGCTGTTCAATGAAATGTCGAACCGCCATTTCATCTCTCGGTTCATAGCAGAAGATACGAATATTTACTTCATTGCTAAGACCTTTTCCTTCTAGGAAATCTTGACTCTGAATCATCTGCCGAACGTTATCAAGGCGTTTTTGTATGTCACCCATTAAATTTTCCTCACTCAAAACGGTTAAATGCGGGCAATACCGCCTGATCCCCATTTGTAAGAATCACATTTTCCAATTCCGGATAAAGCCAAACCGGGTTCAAATGGCCTGCTTTTATACTATCCAGATAATCATTTTCTCTTAAAATTCGATTTAGAACCGATTTCAGCTTTTTGACTGTAGATTCGCTCCAATCTGCGATAGCATCATTTTGCTCTTGTAATCTTATGAAGAAACTTGTCATGTCAAGTTTTCCATAGCTGAAATCTTGGTTTCGATATTTTTCTCCAATAACTGTTACCATAAAATCCCAGACAAGTCTATTATCCTTCATAATCGCGTAAAGACAAATTTGTTTTGCCTCTTCCACGGAATGCTCTGCAATATTCCGAAGCAGTTGTTCACTATTCAAAAGATTTAGCCGCCGATAACACGCCCGAACCATACCAGCTGTCATGCGTTCAGTTGGATACTGGAAGAGATTATTGGCGGCAATTATTTGTATCATTGATGCAAGATCCTCTCCTTGCACCATTTGCTTCGCTACAATTCGCATTTCGTGGAATAAAAACTGTTCTCTTGTCAGAGAAGCTTTATATCCACTTTCTTGTGCTCTGTTTGTATTCTGCATTGCTTATGCAACTCCCATTTATAACTTTTGATACGCCCAATAGCGACCATCTCTCACTCTCTCTAGTTTACCTTCTTTTACAAAAGAAACTAGAATTCGATTTGCCGTTGCTGAAGAGACTTCCAGCAACTGTTGCACATCACTGTTATGAATAATCTTCTCTTTTTTCAAGTATTTTTCAAGAATATTCCATCGATTTTCTTTTCCACTTGTAGGCATCATGCTCTTTTCGAAGTTTTCTGGGATTACACTCAAAAGTGCTTCTTCAATCACACTTAGCATAAATTCAATAAATGCAGTTCCTTCACCTTGGGCATTGGATGTATTGATAGCCTCATAATACTCCTGCTGATGATCATGAACAATAGACTCCACCGGAAGCCATGCAAACAGCGGATTCCATCTGGAGAGCAGTAGCGTATGCCAAAGCCTTCCGATTCTTCCATTTCCATCTGCAAACGGATGGATTACTTCAAATTCATAGTGAAACACGCAACTTTTGATCAGCATCGGAAGCGGGCTGTCCTCTGTCCATTTGAGCAGTTCTTCCACCAGAGGAGGCACATACTGCGGTAGTGTTCCAAAATGAAGTACATTTCCATGACTGTCAACCACACCTACTGGCTTTGAGCGAAACACACCATCTTCTTGAACCAGCCCTCGCATCATCACATGATGAGCCAACAGTAAGTCTTCCACTGAGTATGGATTCAATTCATTCAAATGGTCGTAAATTTCATACGCATTCTTCACCTCCGCAATGTCTTTTGGCGGTGCAAGGACACGTTTTCCTGATAGTACAGCCGTTACCTGCTCTAAGGATAGTGTATTTTGTTCAATTGCAAGAGAGGAATAAATTGTTTTAATCCGATTCTGCCTACGCAGAACAGGGTCAGATGAAAGATGTTGTGTTGAGCTCACTTTTCCAACAAGTTCACAAATCTCCATTACATCTGTGAGAATTTTTTCTGTAATTGTAAATGGCGGTTTTTTATTCTGCATCTGTTTTTCCTCCCCTCCATTCTAATTAATTATATCATTTCATCGCTCATTCATCAATCACACTTTGCACAAGTGATTGATGAATTTTTCAGCGATTATGCCACTTCTCCAAATCTCTTTTAGCTACCTTCATGCCGGTCTGGCATTTTTATCTCTAGCTTTCTCAAATTTCCATTTTTCACCCAGATATAATAATCATGATCCAAAGCCTCTGAGTCGAAAGACTCAGGGGCTTTTTTATGTCTGGAGGTGAGCATTTTGTTATTCCGCACCATCACTATCATTATTACCATCGTATTTTAAAGCGCAGCTGCGCAGAAAGGAGAAAGCATTATGAACTTTTGGTCCGAAATCGTCAAAGAGGTTGGCACCGTCCTGGTGGAAGTCCTCGTCCGCATCGCTGAAGAAATGGAAAACAACGACTGAGCAAAATACACTGAAAAGGAGATTTTACTATGCCTGCAAATGTTGAAACGATGTTCTCTGTCCGTGAGACCCCTTGGCACGGCCTTGGCCGTATCATTATGGATGCCCCTGCAAGCCGTGAAGCCTTGGAACTGGCCGGTCTGGATTGGCAGGTGGAAAGCCGTAATATCTATTCCGGCACGGGTGCTATGATCCCCGGTTATCGCGCAAATGTCCGCAGCACTGATGATGCTGTTCTGGGTGTGGTATCCGACCGCTACCGCATTGTGCAGAACGAAGAAGCATTTCAGTTCACCGATGACCTGCTGGGTGAAGGTGTCACTTATGAAACTGCCGGTTCCCTGCAGGGCGGCAGAAAGGTCTGGATGTTGGCAAGGCTTCCGAGGAAATATCTTATTGCTGGAGATCAAGTAGTACCATATCTTGTGATCTTCAACAGTCATGACGGCAGTTCTGGTGTGAAAGTGGCCATGACTCCAATCCGCGTGGTCTGCCAGAATACTCTGAACCTTGCGCTGAATACAGCAAAGCGCAGCTGGACTGCACGCCACACCGAAAATGTTCTGCTCCGCGTGCAGGATGCCCGTGAAACCCTGCAGCTGGCCAGCAACTATATGGTTGAACTTGGCAACCGTGGCGAAGAGCTGGCTCGCATCGATTTATCCGATCACAAGGTGCAGGAGTTCATCAATGAGTTTTTCCCGATTTCTGAGGACCTGTCCGATTGCCAGCGGAAGAATAACCTGCGCTTGCAGGAAGATCTGAAGGCTCGCTATTATAACGCACCGGATCTGGGATGGGTCGGCAAAAACGGTTGGCGCTTTATCAACGCAGTCTCCGATTTTGCTACCCACGCAGATCCTCTCCGCAAGACCAAAAACTACAACGAGAACCTGTTCCTGCGCACCGCAGAGGGCAACCCCATGATCGACAAGGCTTACAAGATGGTGCTGGCAGCAGCATAAAGGAGCAAGCCATGAATGATGTAAATAACCGCATTTTCAGGGAATTCACGGAATTTTTTGACAACGTCGAGAAGAGTGCTTCTGAAATCAGCGTTACCATGGCTTATGAGATCACGATGAAAAGTACCATCAGCACCGCCATTATTGTTTTGGAATCCGAGGGCAGACTGGAGGAGCGCTACTGGAACCATCTCAGGGTGCAAAATAATATTCTGGATTTTCTTTATGACCTGTGGGTTAGCTCTTGCCATTCATTGGCCAGCGACTTTTCCACGATCATGAAAGACTTGGTGGAATACGACTTCATCATTACCGAATCAATTATGAGAGAAAGGATGCAAAGTGCATGAAAAGATTGATTTCTACTTTGAACCTGTCCAAAGAAGATTGGCTCCGTTACCGTAAGTGCGGCATTACCGGCACCGATGCAGGTGCCATTCTGGGTGTAAATCCCTATCGTTCTGCTTTTCAGGTTTACTGCGATAAAATCAGCGATACCATTGAAAATATCGACAACGAGGCCATGCGGCAGGGCCGTGACTTGGAGGATTATGTGGCGCAGCGGTTTTCCGAAGAAACGGGCTTTAAGGTGCGCCGTGCAAACGCTATCTATCAGAGCGAGGAACATCCGCTGCTTCTGGCAGACTTTGACCGCCTGATCGTTGGGCAGAAGGCCGGGCTGGAGTGCAAAACGGTTTCACCGTTCTCTGCGGATAAGTGGGCAGATGGCAAAATCCCTGCACATTACATGGCTCAGGTCAATCACTATCTGGCTGTCAGCGGTTTTGACTGCTGGTACATTGCTGCTCTGATTTTTGGAAAAGAGCTGGTAATTCATAAAATCATCAGTGATAAGGTTGTTTTGAACAACCTCATTGCCAAGGAAGAACACTTCTGGAAATACAACGTAATGCCCGAAATTCCACCTGTACCTACCGGAAGCGAGGGGGATACACAGCAGATCAATCAGCTGTACTCTGCAGATGATCGAAACAAAACTGCCGATCTAAATCCCATCCGCGACTTGTTGGATAAGCGACAGGAGCTTTCCACCCAAATCGAGCAGATGGAACAGGAGAAAACGGCTATCGAGCAACAGGTCAAGCTGCAAATGCAGGATGCTGCCTATGGCACAGCACCGGGTTATAAGGTATCGTGGGTATCCTCCGAAAACAAGCGTGTGGATTCCCAGCGTTTGAAGAAAGAACAGCCCGATATTTTTAATCGGTACAGTAAAAATGTAAGCAGCCGCAGGTTTACCATTATCCATGCAGCATAATTTTTGTACGCCTATAGGCACACAAAATTTGCGCTTCAGCTATTTTTGTTTAATAGAAAAGCACAATACTGTTTACACAACAATAATTGTATGCTAAGATAAGAATATGAGGTGATGCACGATGGTTCTGCGCAAAAGTTATTTGGATAAGATCATTCCTTTTATCGATCAGGATCTGATCAAAGTTCTGGTTGGAATCCGGCGCTGTGGAAAAACAGTCCTTCTCGGTCAGATCAAGGACGTGCTCCTCCAGCGCAATATTCCCGCACAGAACATTATTCAGGCCAATTTTGAGTCCATGCGCTTCCGCAACACCCGTACTGCAGAAACGCTTTACGACTACATCGCAGAAAAAGCGGAAGGCTGCACCGGCAAAATTTATATTCTTCTGGATGAGATTCAGGAGGTGGAGCGCTGGCAGATTGCAATCAATTCTCTTCGTGTCGATTTCGATTGTGATATTTACCTGACCGGCTCCAATTCCAAGCTGCTTTCCGGCGAACTGGCAACCTATCTTTCCGGACGATACATCCAGATTCAGGTTTTCCCCTTTTCGCTGGCCGAAGCAAAACAGCAATGCATTGAAAACGGAACCTATACTTCGGATGAAAAGCTCTTCGCAGACTATTTGAAGTACGGCGGTTTTCCGCAGCGTTTCTTCCTCCCTGACGATCATTCAATCACCACCTATCTGGACGATCTTTACGAGGCTATCATTGTCCGTGACATCATGCTGCGCCACAATATTCGCGAACAGACCGCATTACGTAATGTCCTTGCATTCCTGCTGGACAATATCGGCAATCCGTTTTCTGCCCGTAATATCAGTGGACGCATGGTTTCGGAAGGAATCAAGACAACCACTGCTACCGTACTGAACTACGTTGATTATTTCAAGGAAGCCTTTATCCTTCTGAATGCAAGCCGCTATGATATCAAAGGAAAAGTGCTCCTGTCCAGCACAGAAAAGTACTATGCAGTCGATCTTGGCCTGCGGAACGTTATCAAGAAAAGCGAAGAGCTTGACAGCAACAAGCTGTATGAGAACATCGTATATCTGGAAATGCGGAGCCGTGGCTATGAAGTTCAGGTCGGCAAGCTGGACGACACCGAAATTGATTTTATCTGCTACCGTGGAGATGAAAAGCTCTATATTCAGGTTGCTTACCTGATCACTCCCGCCGATGAAGAACGGGAGTTCGGTAATCTTGAGCGGCTGCACGACAACTATCCTAAGTATGTTATCAGTGGTGACTTGGTGAATTTAAGCCGAAACGGAATCATTCATCGAAACATCATTGATTTTCTGCTCAATCCGTAATTTTCACATCACGGGGCACAACAGTTGACGCTGTTG